CCGTGTCTAACGATTCTTGGAATGCCTGCGACTGCCCTGGGCGACTGGATTGCAGTGAGTGGTTCAACGCATACCGCACGTCGCTGCGGCAGGAGCTTATCGATCTCGCGTTGAGGGAGCCCGCATATGCGGTGGATCGCTGGATTACTCCCTACGCCACCTATTTCCGCGAAGGTCGGAAGGACAGTCCGGAAGTCTTTCGGTGGGCGCTCTCAGTGCCCGACAACCAAGTGCCATAGGAGGGCAGTGGGTGGCTATGCGCGCGCCCCCGGGGACTCCCTATGAGGCGGGCCGATCATTAGGAATGCCCAACCCTTGAACAGACGCAGCCCGCCCGCGCTAGCCCAGCCGTAGACCCGAAACAGGTCGGCTCAGGCCGCACGCACTTCGCTGTAGCCGGCGTTGTCGTTGGCCGGCGTCAGGTCGTTCCGCTGAGATCGTGAAATCCCAGCGCGAGCAGCTTCGCCTTCAGGATCGGGTAGAAGTAGGTGTAGAGTAGCTCGCTCGGATGCACGCCGTCCGGCAGCAGCGTCGTGTCGCTGGCCGCGCCGGGAGCGGCGATGTGAGCCTCCGAGGCGAAGTTCCACCACTTGGTCCGCGCTCGTCGAGCCCGAGAGGATCGAGGCGTGAGCGCCAGGCGGTGGTCTCGGCGCTGCCGGTGATGTCCGTCCCCACGAAGATCGTGCCGATCACCACATAGGTCCAGCCGCCGACCGCGCGTTGGCGACCTGGGCCGTCAGGTTGGCGATGATCGTGGCGACGCTGTCGCCCCGCACCAAGTCGTTGTGGCTGTCCCAGATGAAGGCGGTGTTGCGCGCGCCGCCGGTGATGCGAAAGGCGCCCGCATGGCCGCTGTCGAGTCGGTGAAGAAGGTGGTCAGCGCCGAGGCGTAACTGGTTGCTGAGGCCCCAATTCTCGACAATCGTGTCCTGTGCGGTCAGGCCGTCGGCGACAAGCTTCAGCAGCGTCTGATTCCGCGGCGCCTGAAAGCCTTCGACGATGCTGTCCCCCAGGCCGAGAATCGCGTTGGTGGGGGCCGAGACGGCCTTGAGAGCCGCGGCGAGTTTCGTGGAGATCGACGCGACCTCGGTGTTGTTCAGATCGGCTGCGTAGATCGCGAGGCCCGCGAAGTCGCTGAGCTGATAGACGCTGGTGGAGGAAAAGCCGCCCGTGCCGCCCACCGCCCCGACCTGGCCACCGTGAGTCACGGTGCGCGACGAGAATGCGAAGCCCTCATCGTTCAGCGTGACCTCTCGGTCGTCGACACGGGCCTTGAGGTTGCCTTCGGGGTCTCCGCCAACAGTCGGGCCGGTGCGCAAGACGTGGACGGAGAGGTTGGCGAGGCCGTAAGATGCTGTGCTGGAACTGATCGACCTTGACGTGATCCTTCAGCGTTCCACTCTCGTCGGCGCGGATCTGGTCGGAGCCGTAGGCGCCGGGCGACCACCAGGCGAGGTCTGCGTTGGCCGACAGATCGCCGAGCTCCAGATAGGGCGCGAACCGTCGCGCGGCCGGGGAGCGGGTGACGTAGAAGATCGTCAGGCCCTTTGCGGTCGAAGCTGCAGGACGACGGGATCAAGAGCTTGCGCGTCGTTGTGGGATCGCCCCAGGTACTGACGTTCTTGGTGGCGTCGCGCCCGCTGATCGCCGAGATCGTGCCGGTCCCGTCCACGTAGAGCTGGAGCATCTGGCCCGGCGTGGTCTCGGTCAGGTCGCCACAGGGGCTGGCGACCTGATTGTAAACCTTCCGCGCGCCCAGGTAGGACGCGCCCTGGAACGATTGCAGGGCGCTGCGGCTGACGAACTGGCCCGATACGGCGCTGAAGTCCTGGTTGGTCGCCGCCCGGCGTTGTAGGCGTTGACCAGGGGGCCGTTGTAGGCCTCGACCATCTTGGCCTGCGGAAACGCCACGAGGATCGGCGCGACGGAGACCGTCGGGAGGTAGGTCGGCGCTGGACTGGACGCCGCGGCGGCGGCGACGACGCGCGACTGGTGTCCGGCGCCACGATTGCCGACGTGAACGGCCGCGAGCTGAAAGCCGCCCGACATCGCCTTGGACGTCTGGGATGCGGCCTCATGCGGGACCGCGGCGTCATCGGCGGCGGCGCGCGCCGGAGCCGACACGGTCGCCAGGCTCAACGCTGCGAGTGCGGCCAGATTGGCGAGGCGGCGTAGCATCCTTAGGTCCCCAGACCGGTGGTGATGTAGAGCGTGCAGGACCCGGCCGGCGAAATCATCGCCAAATAGGTGACCGGCGCGGTGGGCAGGTTCTCCAAGGTCAACACTTCGACGGAGTTGGGGGCCACCGGAAAGTCGGTGGCGGCGGCGGTCACCGTGTTGTCGGCGCCCTTGCGGACGAACTCGACGGTGGCGCAGGTCGACACGATGCGAACCTGGGTCTTGCCGCTGGGCATCTTGAGCAGCGCGACGTTGGCGCTCGCGTTGCCGGTGGTGATCGACGCGGTGGCGCCGTCGATCCAGTGAAACGGATCCATCTGGGCGCGCGCCGGCGCGGCGCAGATCACGGCGGCGGCAAGGGCCAGGCCCAGGGTTGTGAGGCGACGCATGGGCGTAGCTCCTGAATGGGGTCGGGCCGCCAGGTTGGGGCGGCCCGCCGATTTCGATGGAATGGGATGCGCGAAGGAGCCGCCAGCTGGGGCGGGCGGCTCCAGGCGTTGGCGCGCTAGTGGTTGGCCAGCCGGCAGGCGAGCTGCGGGCGGATGGTCTTGTAGCCGTAGAGCACGTCCAGGCGGCAGGGGAACTTGTCGCTGTTGATGTCGTACTGGCGCACGATCCGCATCGACACCCCGTCGAAGGCTTCTCGGGCGGCGAAGTCGACGCCGCGCGGCATCACCATGTCCGCCGAGGCGAAGGCGAAAGCCCCCTTCTGGTAGGCCATGGACAGGCCATAGGCCGTCGAACCCGTTCCGGACACCCCGATCACGGCGTTGTCGGCCGGCGAGCCGGAGACGTTCTGCGCCGCGCCGGAGGTGACGATCGCCGGGCTGATCGGGATGGTCAGATTGCCCGAACCGTCCGCCGTCGCGTTGGCGGTCGCCACGAACGACTGCAGGATGGCCGTCGACTGCTTGGTCTCCGGATGCACCCGGAAGACGCCGGCGATCGTGAAGATGTCACCCTGCTTCAGCGCCGCCGTCGAGGCGGTCCAGCCGTCGCTGATCAGGCTCGCCCCGGCCTGCGTCGCCCCGTTCACCAGGGGGCGTTCCGGCCTTGGTGCCCGGCGTGTGCGACGGCCACAGGTGTTCTCCATGAAGTCGAACCCGGCGGTCCGGCCCATGAAGCCCTCGCGGTTCTGCTTGCTGATCGTGGTCTGGTCGTTGAACAGGCCCTTGAGCGCGTCGACCATGTCGACGTTGTCCTGGGTGTTCAGGTTGCAGGTCCGTCCGTTCAGCGGCGCCAGATTGTCCACCAGGATCTTGCGGCCCTGCAGCACCTTGGTGAAGCTCGCCGCCTGACCCTGGTTGTCCACCTGGTTGTAGACGTCCTTGTACATGGTCATGGCGTCCGCCTCGATGTTGGCGGCCAGCACGGCCATGGCGGGCTCCAGGATGCGCTCGGAGAAGTCGTCCAGCGCCAGCGTCAGGTCCACCGAGGTGAAGTTCAGGTCGACCCCCTTCTGGGTCTGCACCTTCAGGTCCACCGTGGATTCCGTGGTGTCCTGGGCCGACAGGGTCGAACCGCTGCGCACCGTATACTGGTTGGGCAGGCGGATCTTCAGCGTGTCGCCGATCTTGGCGCCCTGGCGGGCGAAGCTGTCGTCATATTCGCGCGTGATCGAGCCCACGAAGTTGAGCTTCTGATGCAGTACGCGCAGGGCCTCCCGCGTCACCGCGGTCGGCGTGAGGATGGCGTTGGCCATTCGTTTGGTCCTTTCGGAAAGGGTTTGGATGGAAAGCCGCGCGAAAACCTCCGAGGCGCGAGGGACGCGCGTGCTCGGCGGCGGCCGGCGGTCAGCCGGCGGCGGCTTGGTTCAGGGTTTCCGCGAAGGTCTTGGTCTGTAGGCGCCGTCGCAGACGCCGCGGAGTGTGCCAGTCGCGGAAAAGGGGTTGTCGTTGCTAAGCTGGATGTTAGATTTTGAACGAAACGGGAACAAGGATCGAGCGGCGGGCCGATCCTGGGGAGCAATCACACGTGGACCGGAAGCCCCGCGTTT